AAATTTAAACCAATTCTTTTACACTTTCTATTTTCTTATGTACTATATTCATATCATAGAATTTTCTTTGTGCATCTATTTCATTATAAGCATAGATTATTAATTCTACATCTGTACTTTCATCATTTCTTTCAGTCCAGTAAGTTATGCAATACTTTGTCATATATGTTTTCATTTGTTTGTTATTTGATACAAATGTAATTATATTGTTTTAAATAAAATACATTTTAACTTTTCTTTAACATAGTAACTTATAAGTTACGCATCAAAGTTTTCATCATATATCATTCCAATATGTAAATCAATTAAAGCTAAACACTTTCTTTTTATTTCTTTAATCTTATACGTATCTTTTTCATCAATCATATACGTATCAAAACCTTCAACTGAACTTAATGCTTGATTGCACATAGATATAATTTCATATCTTGTATCACATTGTTCAAACTCCATATTTTCAAATATATCTTCTTCTTTTTCCATTACCTTTTGTGTTAATATAAACCCTAATTTTAATAGTTATGTTACAACGAAAGGTAAGCACTTGCTACACTATACATTTGTTGCATCTTTTTTATTTCACCTACGTTTCTTGGTAAGTTAATCTGAACTTCAACACCTTTAACGTGATGAATATAACATTGTATTGCTGCTATTATTTGTCCGTAACTCATTAGTATATAAAATAGTTTCCCTTGTGTGGATTTTCTAATTGACTTGTCATTGCATATCGCATAGCATCTATTGCGTGATTGTATGCATCTATTGGTCTATTCATTTTTACACCTGTTTTATCTGTTTGCCAAATGTAGTTTCTTAATTCGTTTATTAAGTTCTTGCTTCTTGATGTAACATAAACTTTGTTTTGATTAATTAAATTAAGACCAAATAAGATACTATCTTTTCCTTTTGATACTGGTAACACATTATGACCATAACTGTTTAATTCAGCTATTGATTTTGGTTCAGCACTATCAGCGTAAACAATTTCGTTTACATTATTTGCTTTTAATAGATTTGATATTTCACTATTTAATAAACCCTTCTTATAAATTACTTCATCAAATATATATGCATCATTATATTTATACATAGTTACTAAACTTGTTGGGTCATTACTATAACCAAAATCCATTCCGTAACATAATATTCTTGCATCTTGTGGTAAATCTATTTCTTGCCAATCTGGAATACATACACCTTCTAAACTACCTGTTTGACCTAAACCATAAACTTGCCACCAGTTTGACCAATATGTAGATGTTAATGCTTTTACTTTTGCTGCTTCTATTTCTTGAACTATTGTTTCTGATAATGCTTCGTTGTCTAAATAAGTCAATGTAATAAAATCAACATCTGATTGTGTTAGTATTTCTTTATCTACCCAAAATGCTGAAGTAGGATTATAATCTAACCATATATCACCTGATGTTCTAATTGCTAATTGATAGTAACTTTCAAAATCTATATTGTTGCACTCATTAACATATAAGATTGTTCTTCTTGCACCTCTTAATTTATCTGGCTGGTCGACACTAAAGAATTCAATATAACTTCCGTTTGCAAATGTGTATTTTAAAGTAGACTTATTGAATTGTGCATCATTATACCTACCAAGTGCCATTATAATCTTTAAGAAGTCTTTTAATGCACCTCTACGTAAATGTGGTATGCTTTCAGATACTACACTTATTTCTAAATTAGGTTCTTTAATTGCTTTATCAATTAGCAAAGGTAGAATACCAAATGTTTTACCAGCTGATGTTCCACCTCTAATAACTTTAATACGTTTCTTTAAACGCAATAACTTTTTAATTGCAGTAGTAAGTATAAATTCCATAAAACTATTGCTTAAACTTCATCTAAATCAATATTAAAGATAGGTTGTTCATTTGTTAAAGTTATATCTTTTGTTTCTCTAGGTTTACCAGCATAGTAATTATAAAATAATTGTGTGAATTTAAAGTCACCATTTGCTAATCCTTTTTCTAATGCTGCAAATGCTAAAGGTTCTAATGGTGTAAGTTTCTCAATCAATGCTACTTCTTCTGCTTTTGGTTTACGACCAGCATTTAAATTTCCACCGTTGTATTTTCTTTTATCTTCCATAATCAATTAAAATCATTATTGATTTAAAAATAATAGTTTTTATTTATTGTTTATACAACTTACCTAATTCAATAGCTATTTGTTTCCATTCATCTAAACCTTGTTTTATATAACCGCTTACTACAAATCTATTATATTCTTTGCTATACTTATTGTAAAGTATGTTTGCTCTATATTGTGGTGTCATAAGTTTTCTATTTCTTTTTTAACATCAATCCAATATCTTTGTCTAATATTTGGGACTTCAAATTGTGTTTCGTATATTAACTCATCAACTGCTATTAAAGCACATTGTTTTATTTGATTATCAAATACAATAGGATTGCCAAAATCTTTGTTTAATAAATCATCATACTTACTGTACAATTCATTTGCTTTTTCTTTTGCTTTCATAAGTTCACTTGTATTTTCATTATTGGACAACTCATTTTGTGATTATCATTTTCTAAATTACAATGCCTACATTTACCATTAGGATAAAACATATCACAATTATCTGCATCACTTTCTCTATTAAACATTCCATAAGATTGCCAATATTCTGATGCTGGTGCTGTAAACCTGTAACAATAATCTTTTGAAGGGCATAAACTATCTAAACATTTTGCTATATCACTCATCATTTTCTGTTTTTAAATATTTATTAATAGTTTCTATATGAAATCCACAACTCAATAACATTCCCTTTAATGCTAATGTAATTTGTTCCATATTTGTATCCACATTTATAAATTCTGTTGTGAATGTTTCATATTGTGTTTGTATTTTAATTGTCATATTATATAAATTTTATATCTATTATTATTAATACTATTGCTATTGATATTTCATTTTTACCAATTACAATTCCTAAACTAAATTTGTCGGTGTAGTTTGTTTCTATTCTCATCTTATTAAAGTTTTATGTTTCTATTCATTTTATAAACTGCTTGTAATCTTTCTATAATTATTTCTTGGTGTTCTTTACCTTCTGTTTCTAATAATAATTGTTGTATGTTGTTTACTATGTTGTAATTGTTTCTTGGTTTTTGTAGGTTAGTAATTGTTTCTTGCAAGTTTGCTATTTCTTCATTTAGTTTCATTACATCTATTTGTAAACTTTGTATTAATTCATCTTTAGTCATATCTAATATATCTGGTGTTGCATAATTTAATCTTTGCAATATTTGTTTCCTAAATAGTTTTAATGTTGGATTAAATTGTTCAAACATATCATAGTTCCTTAATGAATGTAATACTGTTGCGTGGTCTTTTCCTACTGAAGCACCAATAGATTTTAATGACTTCTTTTTATCTATTTGCTTTAATACTTTGTAATAGATTGCTCTTGCTTCTATTGTTTCTCTTTTGCGTGTAACTTCATTTATATCTACACCTGTTATTTCTTGTATTGCTTTTTTTAATTGTAATGTTATTTGCGTTTCCATCTTATTTTTATTTTTTGTTTTTTACTTTGTTTTATTAATTCTGTTAGTATGTTAAATAATACTATTTCTAATGCTAAATGTATTCCTTGGCATTCTTCATATAATTCTTCAGCTTCATATTCTTTTAATATAAACCTTATTTGTTCAATAGTCATTCCTTGCTCTATTTCATATAAGGTAATATTATAATGTTCTGTTGCTTTATCATTCATTAAAACAATGTAGTTTGATTTGTATTAATGTTTGCCCAATATATTTTTAAATCATTTCTGCCATCTGGTTTAACTATATGTTGGCAAATGTTGTTACCCCATAATTCAACCATCCTATTTACACATATTATTTCTTTACCTAAATCGTAAAATATTTCTTTTAAGCCACCAGCATTACTTCCATTAGCTGGTGCTGAAAATGCAAACAAAGTTGTTCTCCCAGTTTTTTGCCCTAATTGAATAACTTGCATAGCAAAATCCCTATCTTCTTTACCTTCTACATATTGTCTATAACGTAAACCATTAAGTTTAGTATTGTCAACAAATACACAAGAGTCACAAAAACTATTTAAAACCATATCCTTATTAGCAGACCAAGCAAATTGTCTATATTCTAAAGAACCTAATGCTATATTATTATTTTTAAATTGTGTTTGTGCTTGTTTTAAAGCATCGAAATCAGTTCTAATTAACTTTGTATCCTCCCTATAAAATAAACCAGTTAAATCATCATCTAATTGCCAATAACAATCTATTGAATTTTGTTCTGCATATTGTTTTATAAAGTTTCTAACATAAGTTATTCCACCATTATTTATTGGTAAAATTAAATAATTAAAATTATTATATTTAGTTTTATATTTTTCATAATCTTGTGGTTCAACTATTACTGTTATTTGTTGGTTATTTTCATTTGCAAATTTTAATAGTGTTGAATTATCTACTCTATTTTTAGTTGGTATAAATATATTTAATTGTTCCATATTTATAAATTTAAATAACCTGTTTTATCCATTTTCATATTTAATAGTTCTTCTGCTGGTTGTTTGCATTTATACATATATTCTCTATAATATAATACAAAACTAATGCGTAAGAAGTTTTCATCTGTATTTATAAAATCTGTATTTCCGTGCCATTGATGCACATCTACAAAAAGCATATCAGTATTTTGTAAATCTATTGCTACTTTATATTGTGGTAAACAAAAATAACCACCAGTCCAATCGCCTTCACGATATGCAATTAAATTGCCAAAACCATCTGGATAATCACCAGCGTCTTGGTGTACTGCTGTTCTAAAGTTTTTATTTACTGTTACAGTAGTAAAAGATGTATCATCTATAATATAATTTTTATTTGTACCACCTGCTATTGCTTTTTGTTTTGCATAATGTGCTGGGCAAAGTTCTTTATATTTATTATCTACAAATTGTACAAAAGGAATACCCTTTTTAAATTTATCAAAATAGTTTTTTGCAAATGCAGTTTTCCTGCAATATTTAACCATAGCTGAAGAGTCCATATAACCTACACTACCAGACTCAACTTTGTTACCTACTGTTATATTACTAACTGAACCATCTTTCCTAATTCTTTTATGGCTGCTACCAGAAGCATAACCTCTACTTTCAGTTACTTCTATACTATCTTTAAATGAATTTACACCTAACATTAATGTTTCTAATGGCATAGCATTTTTTCTAAACCTGAATAATAAATTACCATTTACATCATAACCATCAGCATCTTCTGTAATTAATAAATCATAATTATTTTCATTAAGGTATTTACCTTTTAACTTTTCTGTTTGTTCGTCAGTTAATTGTTTTTTTAATTTATAAGTTTCCATATCTTTCTTTTAAAATAATTAATAATAAATCACTTAAATTGCCTTTTTGCTGGTATTCTAAACCAAATTCTTTTTTAATACCTTTTTTGCATAATGCTTTAAATTCTTTTAATTCTTCTGTACTAAAATATAACATTGTAGTTGTAATTTCAGTATTGTCTATTGGTGAATTATCTACACCCCAATCGTCTTCAAATAGTTTCATAATATAATTTTTAAAGTATTCCTCTTAATACATACTGATTTAAATCCATATCCTCCTCACCAAAGAAATATTTATAGTTAGATATTGCTTGTTCTAACTTTGCTTCACCTTTAGCATAAAATTCATCACTACATTCAAATATTGCTATATCTAAACTTCCTTTGTCTATTGCGACAAAAAGAAAGTCATCAACACCAAACATCTTTCTATATAAATATGCTTGTAAATCGTAGCTATATTTATCAGCACTATATCTAAAGTCTTTAACTCCTGTTGTTGTTTTTAAATCTATAATCATATTTGGCTTTAATATATCTGCTTTTGCTCTAAATGGAATGCCATCAATCATTTCAATAGCTGGTATTTCAGTTTGTGATTTACTCATTAAACTCATTACTTCATTGTTCTTTAATAAAGCATCAGTTAATCTTTCAGCATCATTGTATTCTTTTCTTGTGTATACTTCTAAACCTTGTTCTTTTGCAAGTTTATATTCTTTCCCAGCTTTAGTTGCTACATCTACAATTACTAAATCATTTAACTTATGTGGTTCTAATATCATTGTGTGGAATAGTTTACCATCACGTAATGCTTGGCTTTCATCAGAACCATATTGTGTAACATATTTATATGTTTTAGGTGAAGATATAAGCATTTTTGCTGATGAACTACTTAAAGCATTTTTACCTAAATATCCATAATAAAAACTATCATCATACATATTGTCAAGTAATTCTTGACGGTTCCATTGTTTGTTATCAAATGTTGTTATCATATTATCTAATTTTAATGTTGTTTAATAAATCATATGTGTTATCCATATCTAATACTGCTCTAATCTCAGCAGCATAATCATCTGATGCATTCCATTCTTTTATTAAATCTTGCTTAATTGAATTAATTAATGCAATTTGAAATGAATTATACTCAGATGTAGTATTTAAAAGTAAATCTAATTTTTCTATAATTTCTGTTTTCATCTTAAATTACGTTTAAAAGGATTAATGAACCAGTAAAAAATACAACCCATAATAATAATGCTAATGCAAATTCTTTTAATAATGTTTTCATAATGTTTGTTTTTAATTGTTAATTGTTTAGCAAATATAAACAAGTTATTAATATAAAAGTGTTAATGAAATGTTAAAGTTTTATTTTGTCCCAAATATTAATTAAATAAGGGACAAAAAAAGGATAGCTGTTAAACTATCCTTGATTTGCAAATCGCAATTTGTGTTGTATTGCTCTTATCTTATCGTTTATCTTTTCATCATTTAAACCTTTTAAATATAATGATTGTCTTTTCTTAATTAAATAACTTAAAGTATATTCAAGTTCTAATGCATCAAATTCTATTTGTTGTTCTCTATCCATTGTTCTTGTTCTTTTCTTAAATGTTGTAATTCTCTTTCTAAATAATCTATTGCTTTTTCCAAGTCTTTTATATGCGTTCCTTTGTGTTTTGCTCTTGCTACATATTTAATTACGTTTCCTTCATTAAAGTTTAAATCATAGTCTTTAATAAAGTCTATAACATCGTAGTTCTTTTTGTTGTCGTAATGTATTGGTGTCATTGTTTAAATCTTTTAGCGTGAAACTTATATAATTCCATTGTTTTTTTTAATCCTTCATATTCTGTAAATTCTGCATTTACATTGTTTTCTTTATAATAAAATACTTCATTGTAATTGCTGATTTGATATTTTATAATATTATACCTGTTTGCAGTTTTTGCTGGTTTAATAACATAAGCTAAATCATTTTTCCAACATACTGTCATTGCTTTTATATCTTCTTCAGTTGGTGAAAATTTAACTTCTTTAACTTTAGCCATCTATTCTTAAAAATTCAGCATTAGCATTTTCCATAAACCATTCTTTGTTTTCTTTGTATTTATCTACAACTGCATCAATCATTACTATTTCATCTATTGTTGATGTTTGCAGTTTAGTTATTACATTTTCTATTGACCTTAAAATGTTTGTGGTCATTTCTGGGTCTGTTTTATAAACCTTTGTGTATTCTTCAAACACTACTTGTTCAAGTTCTTTATTAAGTCTGTTAATTAAGTTTTTAATAGTTTGCCTGTATTGTGTTGTAAATATTAAACTTTCATTTGCTTCAAGTAATAATTGAGCTAATAATACAGATTTTAAATATTCTAATTGTATTGGATTGTTTTTCATAATTGTTTTGCTTTTGTTATTTCTAAATATGTTACTTCTTTTTCTATTTTTTGTCTATTGTTAAAATATGTTGTTGCTGGATTTTTATTATTTATTTCCCAAACAGGTTCAATTAAATGCAAATTAAAACTATAAATTCCTTTTGGTGTTGAATTAATGTATATCGGTATATCTAAATGCTTTTCACATTCTTTTATCATAGCATCATATTTTACTCTTTCAAGTAATAAAGTTTTATAATGCACTTGCCTACATTTTAATTCAATTCGGTGACCAGTTGAAACTGAATAGCAATCCCATCTTGACATTTGGTTTTTTGCTTTAACTAAATCAGGATAAACATTTTCCACTAAATAGTTAAATAAATCAATTTCTTTCCAATTATTCATTTACTTCATAAGTATCGTAAACTTTTCGTAAATCACTTAAAATAGTTC